GAATCAAAATGAACACAAAACAAACAGTAGTAGTTTCTACAAAACAAGAACTGATAAATATTATTAAAAGTTCACCAGTTGATGCTAATCTAAATTATCTTGATGTGTCAGGTATAACTGATATGTCAAATTTATTTACTAACAGTGAATTTAATGGAGACATTTCTAAATGGAATGTTAGTAATGTCACTAATATGTCTGATATGTTTGTTGGATGTAAATTCAATGGTGACATTTCACAATGGGATGTTTCCAATGTAACTGATATGTCATTTTTGTTTGCTAACAACGAATTTAATGGAGACATATCTAACTGGGATGTTAGTAATGTTACTACTATGATGTTTATGTTTTATAACAATAAATTTAACAAAAATATTTCAAAATGGGATGTTTCCAATGTAAAAAATATGGCAGTTATGTTTTATAATAGTAAGTTCAATAGTGACATTTCACAATGGGATGTTAGTAATGTTACTAATATGGCAGCTATGTTTTATGGTAGTAAATTTAATGGTGATATTTCTAAATGGAATGTTAGTAATGTTACTAATATGGCAACTATGTTTTATGGTAGTGAATTTAATGGCGATATTTCAAAATGGAATGTATCTAGTGTAACAAATATGTTTGGTATATTTTGTAATAGTAAATTTAATAATGACATTTCTAAATGGGATGTTAGTAATGTTATTGATATGCGTTCTATGTTTTCTGGAAGTGAATTTAATGGTGACATTTCTAAATGGGATGTTAGTAATGTTACTAATATGGCATCCATGTTTTTTAATAACAAATTTAAAGGAGATATTTCACAATGGAATGTTTCCAATGTAATTTACATGGAAAACATGTTCTATAGAAGTAAATTTAATGGAGACATTTCGCAATGGGATGTTTCTAATGTCATTAGCATGGCATTTATGTTTGCCTTTAGTAATTTTAATGGTGATATTTCTAAATGGAATGTAGCTAATGTGAAAAATGTATTATCAATATTTGATAACAGTAAATTTAAAGGAGATATTTCTAAATGGAATGTTCCCAAAGTAACAAATGTAATATCAATATTTGGTAATAGTAATTTTAATGGAGATATTTCTAAATGGACTAAACAACCAATTTAACATGTATGGTAGATAATTAATATACTCTACCTATATATGTAAAATAACCGCTACACTTTCTAAATGTAGTGGTTATTTTTTTATGCGTTTGATTTTATTTCAGTTACATATATATAACATGTACTAACCTATGTATTACATCTGAGCATATCGTTTAGGTGATATGTAGGTTAGAAATTTCAAGGAAAATCAAAATGGAAAATACAATAACAGAAGTATCAGTAACTCAAATACAAGCATTAATAGCGCTTGAAAAAATGTTAATATCATGGGATGCTATACAGCATCCTATTGATGATGAAGTACTAATAGCAAAACTAAAAGAAGTTGATGAAAAATATCGACTTCATTAATTGAAAACTATACACAAACTTATATTATTTGAGTTTGTGTATAGTGAAGTTTAGTTATTTTTTTTTTAGGAGAATGTGTTGAGTAAAATATATTATTGGGGTAATACACCAACTAGAACAATGGCAGAAGAAGGTGTTGTTAGAGCAGTAATTGGACAAGAATTAAATGATTTTAAAAATGTTGGTACTGAAATAATAGGATGGTTTAAAGGCGTTGTATCTAAAAAAGAACAAACACACAATAAGTTAGATAATTTAATAGAATGGTTAAAAGATTCTAATAAAGAAAAACCTAATCTTGAATTAGAAATGGGATCATTTGGTACATGGTTAAAAACATCAGAAACATTTAGATGGAGATTTTATTTTTTACTAAATGATACAATATATAATAAGATATTAAAAGATATATCGTTAAGCCAAACTACATATTTAGAAGGTCTAGCAGATTATGAATTTAAAAATAGATCTGACGTAACTAGAGTTATTGACAGTGCACGTAATATAATTGATTTAATAAAAATAGCTAAAGAATATCAAAAAAGAGCTGATAATATGTTTGATAAATTAATGGCTAGAAATACATCTGTAAAAATGGCACCATATCAAGTTATTCTTTTAGGTTCTGTTGATTTAGATTCTACACTCAAAAAAGTAGTTAGATTAGCTTGGTAAAATATAATGAATAAATTATATAGTTGGTCAAATGAAGGAATGACATCAGCTAGTTTTGGTGCTATTGCAAATGGGATTAATTCCGCAGTTACAGAAATAAAAGGTTGGTTACAAAATGTAGAAGAAAAAAAAGAAACTATAATAGAAAAGGTAGACAAATTAATAGAATGGTTAGAATACCAAAATAAATTAAATAAAGGATTAGATCTAGATACACATGAATGGAAAAAATATATTTTAAAAGTTAGTTCTATACATAATTATAGATATTATCTTTTAATGCATGATATTATATATCGTAAAATACTTAAAGATATAGAAAATAATAGTATAACTAGATTAGAAATGTTATATAATATAGATGTTTTTAGCAGGTCAGATCTTATAAAAGAAATAGGTAATTCTAGATCTATAGATGATTTAATAGAATTTGCTAACATTTATAAAGAACGTGCTATTACTGTATTTAATAAATTAAGTAAAAGAAAAACAAAAATAATATTAGCTCCTTATCAAGCTATATTATTAGGTGCTAATGATTTAACTTCTATTTTAAAACAATTAGTTAATCTATCTAAATAATATTACCAACTATACCTAATAAGTATAGTTGGTAATATTATAACAAGTGTAATAGATAAAATTTCAATTACTTATATATAACATGTACTAACCTATGTATTATATTTTAACATATCGTTTAGGTGGTATGTATGTTAGAATTTTCAAGGAGAATAACATGAATGAAGTATTAGCAATAGTATTTGTTGTAATTGCAGTTGTAATTGCAGTTGCAGTTGCAATTGTATTAAACAATAAAAAGAAAAATGAAAATGAAAAAGAAGTAAGAAAAAACATACTACGAATGATGAACTCGTAGTATGTAAAAAATACCCTTTCTTGAAATAATAGAGAGGGTATTTTTTTTTTTATTTTTTAAAGTATATTGTGAATACTAAAAAGGAATAAAAAATGAATGATTTAGATACCATAGATGATAGTGTTTTTTTAATAAAAGAAAAATCTTTATCACCAGAACAAATTAATTTTCAAAGTAATATAAAAAAAATACTTACAGAATTAGAAACAATACTTATAGAAAAAAATATTAAATATGGTAATTCAGCATTAAAACCTAAACGTATATTTTCTAAGGCATCTCCTGAAGAACAATTAAAAGTTAGAATTGATGATAAATTAAGTCGTATATCTAATATGGGTAGCGACGTTTCTTTAGATGAAGATACAGTATTAGATTTAATTGGATATTTAGTATTATATAAAATTAGTTTGTTAAATAAAACACTTATTAAAGAGTAATTAATTATGCATGAATATAGTACTTTATTATTAAAATGTATAACTCTATTATATAGACAATCATTAATTGAAAATGGTGCAGATAATGATGGTCTTATAAGAACAATATTAGATACTATAAATACAGACCAACCTGAATTAAATTTTAATGGTCATAATAGTATTAAAAGTCTTAAAAGTTTTATTCTTCAAATGCTTAATAAAGAAGAAGATTGTTCTAAAGAAATTATAATATCTAGAGTTAAACTTATATTAGAAGTAGATGATAGACTTTATTCAGCTATAGAACAAGGTATAAATGCTGAGTATGATGAAGGAACTAATAAACGTGTTGTAATAAGTCTAGTTAAATACCTAGGTAGCGCATATAGAGAACATTTAATTACTAATCTTATTAATAGAGCTAATTATGATATTAAATTTAATAAAGCTAAGATCACTAATATTTATGATTATGTAAATGATTTAATAACTAAGTTAGAACCATTAACTAATAATTCAACTATTAAAGACCCAGCGTTAATGGATGAAATAGATTTATATAATGAAGAATCACTTAATAATGTATTTAGTAATATTAAGAAATCAGCTAATGGTAGTATAGTATTTAAAACTGGTTGGCAAGCTTTTAATACTATGTTACAAGGTGGTTTTAGAAGAGGTGAATTTACAACTATAGCTGCATTACAACATAAATATAAAACTGGTTTTACATTATCTATATTTATGCAAATTGCTTTACATAATAAACCTGTTATGTTAGATGCAACTAAAAAACCTTTATTATTACGTATTTCATTTGAAGATTCTATACTTAATAATTTACAATTTATGTATCAATATTTACGTGTGCATGATAATAATGGTTTTACTGAAAAAGAATTAGAAACTACAGATATTAAAGATATGTCTAAATATGTAACTGAAAGATTAACTGTAAATGGATTTCATATTAAAATGCTTAGAGTTGACCCTACACAATGGTCATATAAAGATATATGTAATAAAGTTATAGAAATGGAATCTTTAGGTTATGAAGTTCAAGTTCTTATGTTAGATTATTTAGCATTAGTACCTACAACTGGTTGTACTATGGGAGTAATAGGCGGTGACAGAAGAGATCAATTTAGAAGGGTCCGTAATTTCTGTTGTAGTAAAAATATATCAGTAATAACTCCACATCAATTATCTAGTGAAAGTAAACAAATTATACGTGCTGGTATAGTACCAGAAGCTTATTTTGTTAAAGAAATAACTGAAAAAGGTTATTATGATGGATGTAAAACTTTAGACCAAGAAATAGATTTAGAAATATATATTCATTTATTTAATTATAAAAGAAAAACATTCTTAGCTGTACAAAGAGGTAAACATAGATTAACTACTAATATTGATCAAGATGATAAATATTTTATGTTACCTTTTATTAATAAAGATATACCGTTGTTAGAAGATTTAAATGGTAACATAAGTTCAATAAAAATATTACCTAAGGAAATAGGAACTAATAGTAATTCTGCCATATTAAATGAAATATTAGGTAGTTAAATAGTATATATCACACTTAAATAATAAGTGTGATATATACTATGCATTTGATTTTATTTCAGTTACTTATATATAATATGTACTAGTTTATGTATTACATCTGAACATATCGTTTAGGTGATATGTAGGTTAGAAATTTCAAGGAGAATCAAAATGAAATACTCGGCTGAATATGTTGGAGAAACTTTTATTGATACAGTGTTACAATATTATGTAAAAATAATAAACAACAAAAATAACAAAAAGATACCATTTAATGATATCACAAAAGAAATTCTCCTAGGGATAGGAGAAGTTAAGTGGACAAGTAGTACTGGTGATAAAATAAATATTACCTTTTCACCTAGGGGAGACAAATGTCTCCTCGAAGTAAAGTCAAACAATAATACACTTAATTTAGAAAGTATATTCATAAATCAGGAACCATGGAAGGTGTTTGAGTATACGAATTAGACACCAGATATTAAGTGGCGGGAAATAACCACTTAAAATTCTTACATGGTAGAAGGTTAAAGTAATCTACCATGTATGTTAAATAACTACCACGCCTAAAAAGTGTGGTAGTTATTTTTTTTTTCTTTTTTTCTTAGATAACTTGATATCAAATTACATTGAGGTTATAATGCTAATAAAAAGAATAGAGTTATATAAATATAAAAGATTACCTCTATATGGTAAAGATTCTTTTATAGTAGATTTTACACATAAACTTAATATAATATTAGGTTCAAATGGTTGTGGTAAAAGTAGTTTATTATCAGAATTATCACCTATGCCCCCTAATAAAGAAGATTTTTATGATGGCGGTTATAAGATAATAGAAATAGAAATGGATAATAATAATTATATTTTATCATATACATTTGATAAAGCACCTAAATATAGTTTTAAGTACAATAATGAAGAGTTAAATGTAGCTAATTTATTAACTACACAAAAAGAATTAGTTTATAGATACTTTTATATAACACAAGATATATTAGATATACTAATAGGTAAAAGTAATTTTACCGATATGACACTTATACAACGTAAAAAACTAATAAATAATCTTTCTAATCTTAATATAGATGTTATGCTTAACATGCACGATACTTTAAAAGAAGAACTTAAAGTACAACAAGGTTTATTAAAATCACAAACTAATATATTAACTATAGAAACAAATAAACTATTAGATAAAACTAAACTAGAAGAAACAAATGCAAAAATAATAACTATTTCTAATAATATAAATACCTTATTAGAAATAAGAACTTCATTATTTAAATATGTTATACCTAATACATTAGATAATTCTATTATTAATTATAAACAAGTAAAAGATAAATTAGACACTATTATTAGTAAATACTATTTATTAATTACATCACATCCTATATTACAGTATGAAGATAATAAACATAATATTAATATAACTATATCTAACTATAATACAGAACTTAAATATTTATATACTAATTTAGAACAATTAGAATCTAAAAATAAGTTATTAATATTAAAGAAAACAAATAATGAAACAGTTATACAATCTAAAATAAATAATATAATAAATAATAACAATATCTTAACTAGTAATTTAAAAATATTAACTACATTAGAATCTAATGATATACATCAACTTAATAATATGTATTATGCATTAGTAGATATATTAACAATATTACCTACTAATACTGATAGGAAATATTCTAAATTAACTTATGATAATAAATTGTTAGAATATAATGTATTATTGGAAGAAAAAAACACTTTATTACAAACACTTAATTTTATATCAACTGAAATAATTATATTAGAAAAACAAAGTAAAGAAGAAAATATTTCTTGTCCTAAATGTTTATATAGTTGGCAACTTAATTATGATAGTAATAAGCATAAAGTTTATATAGAAAAGAAACAAACTATATTAGATAAGATATTAATTATAGATGATAAAGTTAAAGTTATAAATAGTTTTTTAGAAGAACTTAAAAATTACTTTAGTTTATATAAAGCATATCAAAATGTTAAAACAAAATATATTAATATGTTCCAAGAATTATGGTTATTAATAGATACAAAAGAATATCTTATAAATTCTCCTAAATATATTTTAGATATAATAATACTTGCTATAAGTGACCTAGAATCGCTTCTAACTATAGATGCTAATAAGTATAGCATTACAGAGTTAGAACACAATATAGAGCTTCTTAAGACTATCCAAGACGATGATGGAATGAATATAGTAACAGATATATTTAACATCAATGAAAAGATAAAAGAAATATATGAAAATAAAGCTATAAAAGAAAAAGAATTAGAAGAAGAAGAATATATACATAGAGTAAATCTTAAACTTATAGAATTACAAAATGATCTAAATAAAGAGAAAACTAAATTACATAATAATACAACTAGTATAACTATAAGTAAAATAATAGATGATATAGATATTAAATTATCTTCACTTAAAGTAGATTTAGTAACAACACAAACATTACTTATGTCTTATAATAATATATCATCTATTATAGAAAGATATAAAATAGATATAAATAGCAGTGAACATAGTATATTTGTTTTAAATTCTATTATATCAGAATTAAATCCCAAATCAGGTATGATAGGTAAAATAATAAGTAATTATCTAAATAACATAATACATTATATTAATAAGATAGTAGAAAGTTTATGGGATTATAAAATGCAAATAGAACTTTATGATTTAGATAAAGATGTATTAGATTATAAATTTAAAATAAATGTAGAAGATAAATTAAATGTAAAGGATATTTCATTAGCAAGTAGTGGTATGAAAGAAATAATAAATTTAGCTTTTAAACTATCAGTTATGAAAATGTTAAAATTAAATAAATACCCTATTTATTTAGATGAGTTTGGTGTAAGATTAGATGCTTCACATCGTAGTAAAATATATGAATTAATTTTTAAGTTTTTAAATGATGGTAATTATAGCCAGATATTTTTAATAACACATACTGATATAAGTTTTAGTAACTTTAAAGATAGTGAAGTTTTTAAATTAAGTTAATGTATTATATAATGGTGTATATATGTGTGTATGTGATTTTATTTCAGTTACTTATATATATCATGTACTAGCCTATGTATTATATTTTAACATATAGTTTAGGTGGTATATAAATTAACATTTCCAAGGAGAATCAAAATGAGTAAAAAACAAACAGTGGTAGTTGCAATAAAAGAAGAACTGGTGAATATTATCAAAAATTCACCAATTGATGCTGATCTAAATTACTTAGATGTGTCAGGTATAACTGATATGTCATTTTTGTTTGCTAACAACGAATTTACTGGTGACATTTCAAAATGGAATGTTAGTAATGTTACTAATATGAAGTTTATGTTTTATGATAGTAAATTCAATAGTGACATCTCTAAATGGGATATTTCCAATTTAACTGTTATGACTGCTATGTTTGAATGTAGTGAGTTTAATGGAGATATTTCAAAATGGAATGTTTCTAATGTAACTAATATGTATAGTATGTTCTATGATAGTAAATTCAATAGTGACATTTCGCATTGGGATGTTTCTAATGTTAAATATATGTGTGGTATGTTTTCCTTCAGTATGTTTAATAAAAATATTTTTCAATGGGATGTATCTAATGTTACAGATATGTCACACATGTTTGAATCTAGTAAATTCAATAAAGATATATCCAATTGGAATGTATCTAATGTGACCAATATGACTAGTATGTTTGCTAGTAGTAAATTCAATAAAGATATATCCAATTGGGATGTATCTAATGCCATTAATATGACTAGTATGTTTGCTAGTAGTAAATTCAATGGAGATATTTCCAAATGGACTAAACAACCAACTTAACATATATGGCATGGTGTTAAAAGTGTAACTATCTAAATATACTAAATAACCACTACATCTAAAAAGTGTAATGGTTATTTTTTTATTGGATAAAGTTTCAGTTACTTATATATAACATGTACTAGCTTATATATTACACTTGAACATATTGTTTAGGTGATATATAAGTTAGAAATCTCAAGGAGAATAAAAATGAACACAAAACAAACAGTAGTAGTTGCAACAAAAGAAGAACTGGTGAATATTATCAAAAATTCACCAATTGATGCTGACCTAAATTACCTTGATGTATCAAGTATAACCGACATGTCATATTTATTTACTAACAGTGAATTTACTGGGGACATTTCAAAATGGAATGTTAGTAATGTAATTTGCATGGAATATATGTTTTATGGTAGTAAATTTAATGGTAACATCTCTAAATGGAATGTTTCTAATGTAACTGATATGTCTGCTATGTTTGAATGTAGTGAGTTTAATGGAGATATTTCAAAATGGAATGTTTCTAATGTAACTAATATGTATAGTATGTTCTATGATAGTAAATTTAATGGTGACATTTCGCATTGGGATGTTAGTAATGTATTAAATATGGCGCACATGTTTGAATATAGTAAATTCAATAAAGATATATCCAATTGGAATGTATCTAATGTGACCAATATGTCATATATGTTTTATTACAGTGAATTTAACAATGATATATCTAATTGGGATGTATCTAATGCCATTAATATGACTAGTATGTTTAACTTTAGTAGTTTTAATGGGGACATTTCAAAATGGGTAAAACAACCAATTTAACATATGTCAAATAACCACTACATCTAAAAAGTGTAGTGGTTATTTTTTTATGTATTTGATTTTATTTTAGTTACATATATATAACATGTACTAACTTATGTATTACATCTGAGCATATCGTTTAGGTGGTATATAGGTTAACATTTTTAAGGAGAAACAAAATGAACACAAAACAAACAGTAGTAGTTGCAACAAAAAAAGAACTGATAGAAATTATCAAAAATGCATCAGTTGAAGCTGATCTAAATTACCTTGATGT